TGCCCGTGAAGAGGCTGTCACTAATGGTGACGGTGCTACCTTCACACAAATTGATGATCAAATCAAGGTTGTTGAGAAGCAAGCTGCTGAGATTAAGCGTGCTGCCGAGACACCAATTGTAGAGGATGACGTTCCTGTTAACCATGAATTTGCAACATGGCAGAACCGTAATCCTTGGTACAATTCAAAACGATTTATGCGAGTTTTTGCTGATGATGTTGGAGCAGACCTACACAGACGTGGTTTGTCCGCATCCGAGGTTCTTAAACAAGTGGAACAGGAAGTCCGTAAACAGTTCCCAACCGAGTTTAGGAATGCCCGAAAGGATGAAGCACCGGCTGTAGAGTCAAATCGTGCTGCACCATCATCGCGTAGTAAAAAGGATGATTATCCTCTGACCGCCGAGCAACGTCAAATGATGAATAGTTTCGTAAGAAACAAGGTCATGACGGCCGACGAATATATCTCAAGCCTGCGGAAACTAGACGCCGCACAATAAAGGAATTAATATGAATAAAGCAACAAATTCCACAGTGGCGAGTGCCCGACCCCATCGAGTTCCAGTATCCAGCCGCAATCGTATTGCTGTTAGGAACAAGGAAGATGGATATGATTATAGGATTGTAAATGACGTAGAAGATCGCATCACCCGTTTCCAAGAGGGTGGTTGGGAAATTGTACCGGCCGACAAGGCTGGTCCCATCGGCGACAAGCGTGTAGATAATCCTACAGCACCCGGTTCGAGTTCACATATTTCGGTAGGTCAAGGAACCAAGGCAGTATTGATGCGAATTAAAAGCCAATACTACAAGGAAGACCAAGCAGCCAAACAAGCTGCAATTGACGAATTAGAAGGAACTATGAAGAGTGCAGGTGATTACGGAGACATCGAACGCCGCAAGGCCAACGACAAACTGTAAGAGTTTGCATAGCCAGGGTGCTATCACTCATTTATAATGAAAGGATAAGCCAATGGCTAATACTTCAAAAATCGCAGGGTTCCGTCCGGTAAAGCATATTTCCGGCGCTCCTTGGAATGGTCAGGCAAACATTTATGCCGTCCTGGCCTCTGACGCGACTGCGCTGTTTATCGGCGATCCCGTCAAACTAGATGGCTCAGGTCATACCAATGGTGTGGCTTCTGTCACCAAAGCAACTGCTGGCGCATCTGTGCTTGGCGTTGTTGTTGGGGTTGTACCTGCAAAGGTTGATCCCGTATCTGGAACCATGACCAGTGGTTCTACCTCTCTAGACACACCCGTATATCGTGCGGCTTCTACACTAGCTTATGTGCTCGTGTGTGACGCTCCTGACATGATTTATGAGGTTGAAGCTGTTACTGGTGCAAACTCCGCAGTATCTTTTGCTGTGGCTGATATTGGACTAAATGCTGATCTGGCTACTGTCGCTGGTTCTACCACGACTGGTACTTCAGCGGCAGCTCTTGATATGGCTACCAAGGCCACAACCGCAACCCTCCAGTTTAAGATTCTGGGTTCCGTTAACCGTCCTGACAATGAGCCTACTGGCAACAGTACCAAGGTTCTGGTCAAGATCAATAACGCCATCATGGGTGGTGGTACTGGCGCTACTGGCCAGTAAGGAGTATAAACTATGTCTAATATTAATAGTTCCAGTTTTGCAAAAGCCCTATGGCCTGGTGTCAATAAGTGGTATGGTGATTCATACTCGGAGTTCCCTGTAGAGTGGACTAAGCTGTTTGAGCAACATTCTTCAAGCCGTGCGTTTGAAGAGGATGTTGGTATGAGCGGTTTCGGTCTTGCCTCAGTGAAGAACGAAGGTGCAGCAATCTCTTATGACTCAGCACGTCAAGGCTTCACTTCACGTTACAACCCAGTGGTTTACGCCCTTGGTTTCGTAATTTCGAAGGAAGCTGTTTCTGACGACCAGTACAACGTGGTTGGTAAACTCAAGGCATCAAGTCTTGCGTTCTCCATGCGTCAGACCAAGGAGATCATTGCTGCTAACGTCTACAACCGTGCTTTCAACACCAGCTATGTTGGTGGTGATGCTGCTACGCTAATTGCGTCAGCCGGTGGTGGTGGTTCTACTTCAGCTCCTAACGTTGCCGGTGGCACCTACACCAATGGTGTGGCTGCGGCTGTTGACCTCTCAGAAGCTGCACTAGAGCAGGCAGTGATTGACATTGCAAACTTCACAAATGACCGTGGTCTACGTATCGCGGTGCGCGCTAAGACGCTAATTCTACCGAAGGAACTGATGTTCGAGGCGACTCGAATTCTCAAGTCCGATGGCCGAGTTGGCACTGACAACAACGATCCGAACGCCCTGAAGACTATGGGCCTGATTCCTGAAGTAGTGGTCAACCACTATCTGACGGACCCAGATGCTTGGTTCATTCGCACTGATGTGCAGAATGGTCTGAAGTATTTCGAGCGTTGGGCTGATGACTTTGGTATGGATGCCGATTTCGACACCATGAATGCCAAGTACAAGGCTGTTGCACGCTATGCGTTTGGTTGGACGGATCGTCGTCAAATCTACGGTTCGCCCGGCGCCTAATAGTTAATTGAGGGGCGCTCTGCCTGCGTGTATCCGCCTCTCACCATTTAAAGGAGATTAACTATGGCATTTATTACAACCGATCCGAACACGGCAGGTCCATTCCAGACCTTCCAGATGAAGGATTTGCAGGTTCGTGTACACAAGATTGGATTTGCATCATTTACAACGGCAGGTGTAAACCTGTTACTAGGGTCGTATCCTCCGGACACAGCCTTTGTTGGATTTGATGTGTGGACACAGACAGCACTAGCAGGTGGTGGCATTACCTCACCTGTATATTCCCTTGGGAACGTGTCTGCTGGAACCCAGTTTGCGAGTGCTGTTGCACTTACAAACACCACTGGTACGCAAGCCAAAGTAACGCCGGTAACTGGTATTATGCAAGAGCATGATCCTACAAACCGTACAGATATTAATCTGTGGTTCCGTGGCGCATGTTCTACTGGCAATCCAACTTCTGGTTCAATTTACGTAGTTGTTTACTACGCTCGATAATAACTGGCCCCCGCAAGGGGGCCTTTTTAAGGAATAACATGGGACAGAATGTAACAAGAACAGTACCGGCTGTATCGCCGCATCGCAATGTAGCAGTGAATCCAAGTACAGCAACGACTACTACTATTGCTGCTGCTGTCACTAATAAGAAGTATCGTGTGTTGTCTGTGGCTGTAGTGTCCACAATCGCCAACAGCGTTAACTTTGGATCGAATGCTTCCGCCATTTCTGCGGTTTTCCCGCTTGGTGCTAACGGCGGTATTGTACTGCCCTTCAATGAGCACGGCTGGTTTGAGACTAATGCTGGTGAGGCACTAAACGTCGTAACGTCTGCTGCTTCCGCCACAGGCGTGCAAGTGCAGTACATCGAAATCGCGGTGGCATCATAATGTTTAAATGGCTTACTAAGTGGTTTAAAAAGCCCAAAAAGGTTGTAGAAAATACTGCTGCCCCAAGGGGACCACATCCTGACCTTGTGAAACATGCTGAATATCCACGAAGTCAGTACAAATGTTATTTTGAACAACATCTCAATTTTATTGAAAATAAATGGGAAGGTGCTGTTCATTTCTATGGATATAGCGAACCAATCCATGAAATCTATTTGTTCACAGCAGATACGAAACATGACTTACAAAGCAAGATGTTCAAATTAATTCGCATCCAAATGGAACAGTATAAGAGATAATCATGGCATTAGCATATTCTACTACAATCCGAAATGAGATGCTGCAACGTATCCAGATCAACATCGACTTAGGTGTTGGTGCTGGATTTCTTCGCATCTATGATGGCACCAGACCTGCCACAGGTGGCACTGCAACTACTCTTCTAGCTGAATTAACTTTCAGTGATCCAATGGCACCGTCCGCTGCGGCTGGTGTTTTGACTGCCTCAGCAATCACACAAGATGCCAGTGCAAATGCCACTGGTACTGCAACATGGTTCCGTTGTGTGGATGTCTCTAGTACCTTCTGTCTTGATGGCAACGTCGGGACTTCAGGTTCTGACCTGAACCTAACCACAACCTCTATTGTTGCTACACAACCAGTCTCAGTAAGTTCTTTTGCTATTACTGAAGGTAACCCATAATAAATGGCCGTTACCGTTGTCGATTCAGTCACCACCAACACTGGAGACCCGAGCAAGTCGGTAACGATCCCTGCGGGGACCGTCTACCTTCTGATGATCGGCCTTTCGGGGACCGCGCAGACCGACCCCGGTGTCGCTTCGATGACCATCGGCGGGAGCAATTCCGGTATATCGGAGCTTGGCTGGCGGGCGAATACAAACTGGGGTGCTGGTGGTATCTGGGCGAAGTCGAACCCGCCAACAGGCGCGCAATCGGTAGCGTGGAACGAGAACACCGGGTTGCAGGCTTCCCTGTTCGTGATCGGCTTCGACAGCTTCACGAGTGTCTCGTCGATCTTCAATGATGG